GTAACTGGTAGCCTTTATGGCTGCCTTCCTCAATCCACGTATGGATCGAAAATGGCTAACCATCTTTTATCTGGGACTGCTGTTGGTGTCAGCTGCGGTTCCACAGGCTCTGCCTGTGTCTGTCGCAACGCGCCGATTAATCAGCCCGGAAATAAGACGGTTTCTGATGTGTTAATTAAGTCTCCTGTTAAACAAGAGGGTGATTTTGTTACCGCAACAGCTTACTTCACTACCATTTACGAGAAATCGCCTATGGTAGGGACGTACAGTGCCGTTATCCGCTCTCTCCAGTCTTCGTCATCACTTCACGTTCGTGATTGTGGTGCTGATATGGCTGGGAATACGTATACTTTTACTGGTAATGCTGGTCTTTACTCTGACCAGGCTATACCTCAGCTCCCCGAGTTTAATGATGACGACTTAGCAACTATTGGCATTGCCAATGTTAAGGCGTTAGCAAATTTAAACTCTTCGCTCGTCAATCTGCCACTGTTGATTGCAGAACGGAAACAGACATTTTCTACGATTCGAAAGCATGGTGCTTTCGTTGCACAGAAAGTGTCCTCCGCCCGTAATTCAGCTGAGGCTATGATGCGTAACACAAAGACTGCGGCTGGTCGACGTGCTGTCGGCCAGGCCATTGCAAATGAGCATTTAGCTCTAGTTTTTGGGTTGCTTCCTCTTATTGATGAAGTGAAGGGGGCTGTTGAGATCTTTATGAGTCTCGACTCAGAGATCATGACAGCTCGCGGGCGTCAGGCTTTTACTGCTGACACTGTGGAAGAGAGTACGGATTTTCCCGATTTACCACTCACAGCAGTCCACTTCGGAAGACCTTGGTTCGATAAAACAGTTAGGACGCACTCTCGAAAGAGCGCGCGCACTAGTATTTCTGTTTCTGTCGATCTCAGGCCTGCGCAAGGGTTGCGTGATTGGGGGTTTAATCCGCTAGCCGCCGTCTATGATTTTATCCCGTTGTCGTTCTTGGTTGGCTGGGTCAGCAACCTTGATACGTGGGTGAGATCCTTGGATCCTGCCGTCGGCGTAACTTTTCTGCGTGGAAACATGACCACTTGGCGCGAGACTGTTCAGCATACAGAGCTTGCTCTGCATAATGTTGCTCATATCCTACCAAATGGTTCAGGTTTTACCCAAACAGGAGAGTTATCCGGTGGAGATTCCATGGGACGTGTATTGGAGGTTAACAGAAATCGTCTGGATACTTATCCAATTCGCTCGCTGCATGTTTACAACAACTTAAGCTGGGGTAAAGCCGTAACTGGCCTAGCTCTCGCTGTGCAGCGTTTCTATAAACCGCTTAAGGGTGCTCGCATCCCGAGGCAATTCAGGTATAAGGGCCCTCGGCCTAAATACCTCCCAAATATCAAGTACACTAAGTACTAGGAGATACCTATGACCACGATCACTCTCAAAGATGCTGCCGCGGCGGATGTCGTCTTCACACTGCAAAGTGTTCAGGGACGTGTCCACCACTTCGTCCATGCCGGCGAAAGCCTGCTGGATTCGGAACGGTTGCACCTGTCGATTGTTGACCAGGGTAAGGTCGCCCGTATTAAGGGCGCGCTCTTTATCCCGACTGTCGGGACTAACCCGTCTACCGGTCTGCCGTCTGTACTGTGGCAGGAAGCTGGTTCCTTTGACTTGACCTCTGTGAAAGCGGCCTCGTCTGTTTCGGCGGAAGATTTCGTTGCACGTTTCGCGTCGCTCGCATCCAGCGAGTACGTTGCCTCCATGTACACCACTGGTGTACAAGGCTGATTCGTGTAATCTTATCTTACCTTTATGGGTTGATTAAACCCTCTGGAGCCGTCGATGATGCAGCCCAACAGAACCAGTCATATAAGCCGTTCTCTACACCGACGATTAGGCAGCAATGCCCGTATCGACCATCTTGGTCGCCCATCGAGGGATGTACCTTTCCCCGATGTCGGTGTGACATCAACGTCCGAGTTTGGTAAGGCCTACATGGCTTACAACCTCAACCGCAAGGTTGGAGTTACTGGGACCGTTGATGATGTCGCTGCGATTATGCAGAAGACACTCGACGCCTTTAAAAGCGCTGAGACGGCGTGCAGCCAACTCAACAAAGAGTGCAGACTCAATGGTCTCCTTGAAAAGGACCACTGGGTACTTCTTCGAGCGCGTCAACTTATCGTTGATACGATCGGAGCTGCGCCACCTGTTGATTGGTTCCGGGAAGCTAGCTTCTCCGGTGGGGCGTCCACGAGCCGAAAACGTTCGGAAGCGCATCCAGCGGTGAAATGGTGGGCAAGCCCCTCACTTCACGTGACACCCCTTGCCTTAAGGCACCTTTTAGCATTAGCAGAAGATATGGGCGATCTGGCAGCAGTCTGGGCGAACCCTGGGCAGTTGTCGTGTGATAGTCCATGCACCAATCGTTCTCCTTTTACCATTGTTCCGGGCTCACGCCTGGACACGGTTGAGAAGAGCTATAAAGTGCGCCGCACGATTCTAATCGAACCGGACGGTAACATGCTTTTGCAGAAGGCGCTAGGTAGCATCATACGTCGTTGCCTGAAGCTTAAAGGTATCAATCTGAACGACCAATCACGTAATCAGATTCTGGCATTTGCTGGATCGATAACGGGGTTGCTCGGTACGATTGACCTTGCAGCTGCTTCTGATTCAATCTCGCTTTTTATTGCGAGGTTGTTATTACCAGAGGCCTGGTACGAGCTACTATATGAACTGCGATCGCCGCTCTTCCAAGGACCTGACGGAACTTGGACTAAGCTTGAAAAGCTTAGTAGCATGGGCAACGGTTTCACGTTTGAAGTTGAAAGTCTCCTCTTCTGGGCCCTTACACAGGGTACGGTTGACGTCTACAAACCTAGTGATAGGCGAGTTGGCGTATATGGTGATGACATCGTAGTAGCAACGGAGTGCTGTGATCGACTTGCACGCATCCTATCCACTTGCGGCTTCAAGCTTAATGCTGAAAAGTCGTTCTGGACGGGGTACTTTCGTGAGTCGTGTGGTAAACACTACCACAATGGCACTGATGTTACGCCTGTTTACATCAAAGGCGACCTTGACAATCTCGAGGAACGGTTTCGACTTTATAACCAGTTGCGAAACTGGGAAGAGGTTCTTAACCGTGATGTCGTTCTTTCTGACATCGTACTCGAGCAGATAGCAATGTCTGATCGTCGAGAGGTACCGCCCGGATACTGTGAGACACAGGGCCTTCATTGGTCCGACGTCTCAGTGACTCCTATACGGCTTAAGTTTGACCGTCGTAGATGGTGTCACAAAGCAATATTCGAGGTTTATGCTCCCGACCACGTGTCATTTGCTGATCGTTTTGACAGTGAATGTAAGTGGTTCTATCGCATATGCGAGAGATGGCAGCCGACTCGCGTCGGTTACTATGGCGGCGTCTTGTTGGACGCTGAGTATACTCCTGTTGATCTCGTAAGAGAGGGTGAAAGGGCATGGCGCAGAGTTACAGCGCCGTGGGTAAGTCAAGTGATTCCCTAAGGGGATAACTTGAACAACCCCTAACGATCTGTTAGGGTAAAAAGTATTGATCCGTC